CAGCTCAGGGACGTGGACCTCGAGGTACCCGGCAGTACCGACGCCGTCGTCTGGATCGCCTGGGCCAACGAACACCGCGCCGCCCTCACCCGCCGCCTCGAGGGACGCGCCAGGGACGCCCGTGAGCGACGCCTGTCCCTGACCGAGTTACGCCACGTCAAACAAGAGAAGTCCACCCTGCGGACCGTGGAGCGCCTCGCAGGGGCCTCGCCAGACGAATGGCTCGTCATCGAGCACGAGGGCGAGTTCTCCTTCCACCCGATCGAGGTCGGCGCCCACGTCGAGGCCGCGCTCCTCAAGGCCATCCCCCACGTCGTCCTGATGAGCGCCACCCTCACGAGAAAGACCGCGGAAACCCTGGGCCTCGACGCCGACCAGATGGGGTGGCACGTCCAGCCCTCCACGTTCCCCGTGGAACGCAGGCCGGTCGTCCATGTGAGTACCTGTCGCATCGACCACCGCATCGATCCCCTGAGTGTCCGTCTCTGGCTGGCCCGCCTCGACCAGATCCTCGCGGCCCGAGGCGATCGGAAGGGCATCATCCACACCGGCAGCTATGCGAGGGCGAAGCTCATCTGTGAGTACAGCGCCCACCACAGCCGCCTGCTCCTGCACGATCGGCTCACCACCCGTGAGACGGTCGAGCGATTCAGGAGAGCAGGGCCTGGCGCTGTACTGGTGAGCCCCAGCGTGACCACCGGCTTCGACTTCGCCGGCGAGCAGTGCGAGTACCAAGTGATCCTCAAGGTACCGTGGCCCGACTCTCGGGAGCCGGTCATCGCCGCCAGAACCGTGAGAGACAAAACGTACCCTGCGTACCTCGCGATGCAGGACCTCGTGCAGGCCGTGGGCCGAGGGATGCGGAGCGAGAGTGACGCCTGCGAGTCACTGCTGCTCGATGATCATGTGCGCTGGTTCGTCTCCAAGTACCGCACCTTCGCCCCGCAGTGGTTCCTCGACGCCTTCCGCACCTCCCTCACCATCCCGCTGCCCCCGCTGAAACTCTAAAGACAGGCACCTCGTCAGCACGATCACGCCAACGGTACGCATCCTGCTGACACGCTGTACCTGCCACGCATAGGCAATGAAGATCGTCAGGAGGTGGACGTTATGGAAGGACTCTCACTCAAGCCCTCGGACGCACAAGCCGGCGGGTTTCTCGACGACCTCGATGTGACCTTCGCGGAATGCCGCTTCGTGACCTGGGACTACATGGGCAAGGCCAAGCCCACCGTGGCCCTCAAGGTCAGCATGGAGGAAGCAGACGGCATCACGCACGAGCAGTACTACTCCGCTGGGGACCCGGCCAAGATCACGCCCTCCCCGGACGGCAAGATCCTCATCCCGCAACCAGGCGCCACAGGACTCAACAACAACACGAATGCGATGGCCTTCATCTCGTCCATCATCAACTCGGGTTTCCCCGAGGACAAACTGGCGAGTGACGTGAGCGTGTTCGACGGCATGGGGGTCCACATCAACCAAGTCGCCCAGCCGAAGCGGGTAGGACTGAAGGATCAGAAAGAGGGCAAGACGTACCTGCTCGTCACACGCATCACGCGGCTCCCGTGGGACGCGCCAACCCCGAAAGCCGCGAAGGGCGCCCCGGTGAATCGCACAGCAGCACCGGCAGGACCGAGGGCAGTGGCCCCAACGCCCGCCGCGACACCAGTGCCTTCCAATGGGGCCGCGACTCCAGAGATGATCGAGAAGGCCCGCAGCACCGTCATCTCCATCCTCACCGAGAAGGGTGGCTCCGTCCCGCGCAGCAAACTCAGTCAGGAAGCATTCAGACTCTTGAGCAATGACCCCGACCGCAACGCCATCGTCAAACTCGTGTACGACGATGGGTTCCTCGTGCAGTCCGTCGCAGAGGGTGTGTTCGCCTTCGACGGCGCCACGGTGACGCTCGGGTGATCATCACGCCCAGGGCCGTGAGCGTGGCGGATCTCGGCCTCGCACCGAATCCGCCGCGCTCCGACACCCTGCACGTCTCGACGTTGATCAAGGCCATCCTCGTGCGACCCGAGCGTGAAGTTCGAGATGGGGTTTGCCGTAGAGAGAGCAATCGAGGAGGCGTGGCGCCTGCGGAGGATCGAGGTACTCCGGCCAGGCGAGTTCGAGAAGGACGGCATCACCGGCTCGCCCGATGGCGTGAGCTTCGAGGGCGGTACCCCCGTGGTCGAGGAAATCAAATGCACCTGGATGTCCTCCCGCGGCTGTCCAGACGACAAGAAGTTCTGGCACTGGATTATTCAGATGCGGGCTTACTGCTGGTTACTGGATACGCCTCGTGCACGGCTCCACGTTTTCTTTGTGAACGGGGATTACAAGGAGCACCGCGACCCGCAGTACCTCTCGTGGGACTTCACCTTCACGCCACAGGAACTCGAAGAGAACTGGTCAATGCTGAGGAACGCCAAGACAGCCATTCGCACACCCGCACCACCACCCGCAGCGTAAACAGGAGAAGAGAATGCACAGCAAGCTCGCACTGATCACGTTCCTCGACGGCAGCGGTGGCAGCATCGACAACACGCTGCCGCAGCCAGGGCTCCCGGTCGATCCGGGGTATGGCGTACCGGGCGGCGGGGGCCACCCGTGGTTCCCCGGTCACGGCGGCATCAACCGGCCTGACCAGGGACTCCCCGGCGGTGGCGCCCACCCGTGGTTTCCTGCCGGCGGCAGCATCAATCGCCCCAGCCAGGGACTTCCCGGCGGCGGGCACATCAGCGGCCAGCCCATCCCTCCCGGCCACGCCAGCGGACAGCCCATCGTTCCGCCGCCTCCGCTCACGGCTGACAACACGCTTCCGACGCCGCCGCCGGGAACGCCGGTGACGCTGCCCGTGTTCCCCGCGGACCCGATGACCAAGGACCAGTTGTTCGAGCTGAAGTTCTCCGCAGCCTACGGTTGGTGTGTGGTGCCGTTTGACGAGGACGCACCCGTCGCCGCGCCGAAGAAGTAGCCGTCCGTGTTCCCGCTCGCCGGCACCCTCGTCGTGCTGGTGCTCCACTCCACACCGGCAGCAGCCACCCGTCCGAGGTTGCTGCCGGTGCTCTATCTCACCCAGGCCACACTCCAAGCTCTCGACCTCCACTCCACACTGCAGGCCCTCGAGCACGGCAACACCCGCGAGGCCAACCCGCTGGTGAGGCGCATGGCAGGCACCCCGTCAGCACTCCTCGCCGTCAAGGTGGCGGGCGTGACCAGCACCATCCTCCTCTCCGAGTACTTGTGGAAACACGGGCATCGCCGCACCGCTGTAATCACACTCGCCCTCGTCAACACCGCCACCGCCATCGCCGTCGCGCACAACTACGCCCTCGCCCACTGACGGTACGCAACCTGCTAGACGACACACCATGCCCACGCCCCCGTTCCTCGCCGGCTTCACCCGCGCCAACTCCGTCGTCAAGCGGCGCCTCATTCTCTCCATCGAGGGGTTGGAGGGTTGCGGCAAAACTCGGTTCACCCTCACCGCCCCCGCCCCGATCGCCTTCATCAACTTTGATTGGGGCTTAGAAGGCCTCGTGGAATCCTTCCAGGATCAGAAGGCCATCTACGTCGCCACCGTGTCGCTGAATACCAGCGGCAAGCGGGAGGAGATTCTCCAGGCGGCGGAGCAGGAGTTGTCGAAGGTCGAGCGCAACTACCAGACGGCCTTGAAGCAGGCACGGACCATCGTCATCGATACCGGGTCGGAACTGTGGGAATTACTCAGGCTGGCGGCATTCGGCAAGCTCGATAAGGTCATGCCCCACCAGTACGCCGAGGTCAACCAGCAGATGACCCGCCTGATCAAACTGGCGTACGACTCAGACGCTAACCTCATCCTTACTCATAGATTGAAAGAGCAGTGGATCAACGACAAGAAGACAGGGCTCTACGAGTTTGCGGGCATGAAAGATATTCCGTTTCTTGTGCAGGCGCATGCGCGGATGTGGACCGATGACGCGGGGTACCACCTGAAGGTCGGGAAGTGCCGCCAGAATGCGGGGGTGGTGGGGCTGGAGTTGGTGAATGGGATGATCACCTTCCCGACGCTCGCGCAGTTCGTGTTCCCCGAGAGCGAGGAGAAGGACTGGGAGTAATGCGTGGACGCGCCGATCCCAATGTGCTGCCGTTCACTGGCCTCACCTATGCCACGCGCGGCACCTCCGAGTTCGCGGCGCTGCGACTCGGCCTGCTGCGCGCGGACAACCTGCGCGGACGTGTCTATCGGTACATCTGCGTACGCGGCCATCGAGGCGCGACCGATAACGAGATCATCGCGGCACTCGGCATGAAGGGATCGACAGAACGCCCCAGGCGCATCGAGTTGTGGCGCATGGGACTCATCGAAGATGCAGGATTCGAGCGAGACGGCTGCATCGTGTGGCGAGCGGTCAAGTTGTGATCCTCCGATGACCAAAGAACCTGCACTCTGCTGCGACTGCGGTGTCGATACCACGCCCTGCACAGGCCGACGCGGCTGTCGGCACAAGGGCAAGTGGGAGTACTACATGGTCACCAATCGCGTGTGGGCCAGTGCGGGACTCCCGCAATCCGGGTTGGAACTCATCGTTCCCAGGCTCGGGATTTTCATCTGCATCGGCTGTCTGGAAATACGGCTTGGTCGGCGTTTGCGTCCAGCGGATTTCCTCCCGAGCATGTTGAGTGATCCTGACTGGCCGTGGCACACCCCGCGACTGCGCGCACGGTTGATGAGCGAATGATTCTCCTCGACCGCCGCATCGGCAGCTCCGACCTCTACGCCCCGCTCCGCGCCTTCGGCCTCCCCGTGGAACTCACCACCCTCGAGAGCGCCGATGTGGCCTGGCTGGGCCGCGGTCCCGAGGAAGAACCTGTCCCCATCGGCGTCGAGATCAAGCGTGTTGGGGACTTACTCACCAGCATCACCACCGGACGCCTCGCGGGGTACCAGCTCCCGAAGCTCATCAATGAGTACCGCCACGCCTGGCTGCTGATTGAAGGGCAGTACCGCAGCGGCGCCGAGGGACTCCTCGAGACGAAGCAGGGGACGGTCTGGGCGCCGCACGCACTGGGGAGAAGCCCGTGGACCTACCGCGAGGTCGAGGGGTTCCTGACGACGCTGGAGGTCAGGGCCGGCGTGCATGTGCGGCGGGCGTGGAACCGGGGCGAGACGGCAGCGCTGATCGTCGCCCTCTACAAATGGTGGACGGGGAAGGGCTACGACGAGCACCGCGCCCACCAGGCCATGTACTCCCCGGTCGCGGACGCGGGGTTGCTGTACAAGCCGAGCCTCGCGAGGAGAGTCGCCGCGGAGCTGCCGGGGATTGGCATCGGCAAGAGCGGCGCGGTGGCGGATCGGTTCAAGACGGTGCGGACGATGGTCGGCGCGAGCGAGGCCGAGTGGATGGACGTGCCGGGGATTGGGAAGACCTTGGCGCGGAGGATCAGCGAGGCGCTGGAGGGGAAGTGATGTGGACGCAACTGATGGCGGCAGTGGTGGCCGCGCTGGTGATGCTGTTCCTGATCCTCACGTTCGACAACCCCAGGAATCGCCCGTGACCCGGTACACACCCTGCTCCCTGCGGAGGGATGCGGTACGTAAGCATCTGCAGCGGCATCGAGGCGGCGACCGTGGCGTGGGCCCCGCTGGGCTGGGAGCCGGTGGCGTTCGCGGAGATCGACGCCTTCCCCTCTGCAGTCCTGGCGCATCATTACCCGAGCGTCCCCAACTGGGGCGACATCACGAAGTTTCGAGAGTGGCCTGATGCGTGTGTATGCATCGAACGATTTCGGGGAGTTCTACGAGAGCGATCTCGCCCAGACAATGACCGCATGGGCATACAAACCGAGTCAGAGCGCGGGAGGCATGATCGTGACAGGTGGTCAGGCAGTAGTAGTGCGACATGCCAACAATGCGGCGGAACAGTTGTCGATGTTCTCGTCGGAGGCACCCCCTGCCAGTCCTTCTCAGTGGCTGGCCTCCGCAAGGGCCTGGCTGATCCGCGTGGCAACCTCGCCCTCACGTATCTCGCAGTTCTGGATCGATATCGCCCCCGCTGGTGCGTCTGGGAGAACGTCCCTGGCGTCCTGTCGGCAGACACAGGACATGCGCTGGGCGCCTTTCTCGGAGGGCTGGGGCAACTCGGGTATGGGTTCGCCTACCGAGTGCTGGACGCTCAATACTTCGGGCTGGCCCAGCGACGGGCGCGTGTGTTCGTTGTCGGCCATCTTGGAGACTGGCGACGTGCCGCGGCGGTACTACTTGAGCGCGAGAGCCTGTCGGGGCATCCTGCGCCGCGCCGAGACGCGGGGCAAAGTGCTCCCACCATCCCTAGCCGCCGCACTGCGGGCGGTGGGCTCGGCACCGACTTCGACTGCGACGGGGGATTGATCCCGCAGGTTGCCAATCCGCTTACCGCTCGCATGGGGAAAGGCATTAACACCACCTGTGACGAGGGGCAGACGATGATTGCACACAGCCTCCGCGCCGATGGCTTCGACGCCTCCAAAGATGGCACGGGCCGAGGCACGCCGCTCATCGCCTTTGACACCACGCAGATCACCAGCGCGGCCAACTACTCGGTGCCCAAGGCTGGCGATCCCTGCCACCCGCTCGCGTCCACCGCGCATCCGCCAGCAATCGCGGGAACATTGGCAGCAAGCGGCGCAGGGACTGATCGGCCAGCAGGCCAGTCGAACGAACTCGACTTCTGTCTCCCAATGGGGATGCAAGTGCGCCGGCTCACTCCCCGCGAGTGCGAGCGCCTCCAAGGATTTCCTGACGAGTACACGCAGATTCCTTATCGCGGCAAGCCTGCTGCCGATGGTCCGAGGTACAAGGCGTTAGGAAATAGCATGGCAGTCCCTGTCATGCATTGGATCGGCCAGCGCATCCAGATGGTAGAAGACCTCTAGCCGGTACACATCCTGCCTTCGCCCTCGCCATGCGCGTCCAGGGCATCGGCCCCCCATCCGCCTCCCTCGTCTTCGTCACGGAACTCCCCGAAGAGTGGGACACCCTCACGCCCTTCCTCAACGGCACAGATCTCCCCACCAGCGACTGGGTCTTCCTCACGCATCTCATGCGCGAAGACGACTGGCCTGATCTGGAGATGGAACTGAACATCACACGCCCGGACACCATCGTCACCATCGGCCCCGCAGTCACGAGGGCTTTCCTGGGGGAGATCGATATGGAGAACAGCTATGGCAGTCCGTACCAAGTCGGATGCTTCGTGGTCTTCCCCGCACACTCGCCTGTGCACGAGGTCGAGTTCGCCTGCGACATGCTCAGGCTGAGCTTGTACGTCGATGGTGCCCGCCTCTTCCGTCCACCTGTGGTGATAGCGCCAGCGATGCCACAGGTACCTCGTCCGCCTCTCGGCCAGTCTCGTCTTGACCTCTAACCTCATCCATATCCATCCAGCAGGTACGCACCCTGCTAGACAGGCAGGAGGTTTTCCCACATGCCAAAACTCGAGCAAGAGACAGCCATCCATCTCCAGGCCGGCCTGCGGCTGAAGGTGGACGAGCGCCAGGCCCTCATCGCCCAACGCGATCGGATCCTGCAGGAGATCGCCACCCTCTCGGACGAAATCACCCGCACGATGGCGATGGAAGACATCAAGTCCGCGCGCGTCGGGCCCTACCTCATCACGCTGGTCGAGAACGCGGGGCGGCTGACGCTGGACAAGCACCGCCTCGTCGAGCTGGGGGTGCCGCCCGAGACGATTACCGCGGCGACCGTGCGCGGCCAGGGCTTCACGAGCCTCCAGGTCCGCACGGCAGCGGAGGAGTAAGTGTGGGGACTCCGCACGGTACGCCACGCCTGGTGCCGCGCGCGGAATCATCCGCTCGTGCTCGAGCACCGCAAGCCGGACTGCGCCTCGTGGGTCTGCCTGACGTGCGGCGAGGAGCGCGGGGTCACTACCTTCGACATCCCCCGCCCGACGCCTATCGCCCCCGACCGCGGGAACCCGTTCTCGTCGGCCCGGCGCCACCCCAGCCCGCCCCCGTCCCCCCGAGCCGGGAACTGAGGCTGCTCTGTTGCGAGGGGCGCTGCTCGCCGGGGCTCGCGAAGTTCTACGAGAAGATCCCCACGCTGGAGTCGATGCGGTTTGCGCGGACCAGCACCCGCGCCGCGGAGAGTAACGTGCTGCGGCATACCGAGCACTACTACGTGCGATCGGTGGTGATGGCACAGACCGAGATTCATTACTGGTGCTGCGTGCGCTGCGGGAACGAGCGCATCTATGGAGCCTTCGAGCCGTGATCAACTGGCGCAGTCAGACGGACGTGGACGAGGACAACCGCGTCAGCAATCAGCGCAACGCTGACAAAGTGGTGGCGGTAATGACGGTGCCGTGCGCGGGATGCGGGGAGTTCATCTGCGAGATCCATTTCGCGAACGGGAGACGGGCCTACGACTCCCTCGGCGTGCGGAGCGTGCTGGGCGAGGGCTTGTATCACCGACACTGCAAAGGACGACAGCCATGAAGGTGCTCTACATCTCTGGGCCGATCAAAGGGCGGGATGACTGGTCACGCGAGCAGAACGTGAGACGGGCCGAGGAGATCGCGCTCGAGGTGTGGGCGCTCGGCATCGTCGCCGTCTGCCCGCACGC